AATAAGGGTATGGTTAATGAAATTCTGATCGATTGGAGCAGTAAATACACAGTACACAGGATAGACATAAGCTACAGCAACTCAAGCTACCACAGAAAAAGGAAGACAGAACAAGATACAACCGAAGTTTTGGTGACAAATTACTAATATTTCCAGCTTAACTGATTTACCAATCGATAGGCATATATACGTAGGTAGTATTTTTGTAAGTGAAAGTTGGTGGATCGTGTCAGTTAACAGTAGAGCAAAAGGTTGTCGTGGTGAGAGGATGTTCCGTGACTTGTGTAGAAAACATGGATACACGGAAGTAAGAAGGGGTCAGCAATATTGTGGGGCAAACGGGGACGCTGATGTTGTAGGTTTAGATGGAATCCACGCAGAAGTTAAGTTTGTTGAGAGATTAAACCTAAGAAGTGCAATGGATCAGAGCATAGGCGATAAAAGAGAAGGAGAACTACCAATAGTAGCACATAAAACAAGCAGGAAACCTTGGCTAGTAACTATGCTTGCTGACGATTGGTTCTCTTTGTATAAAGCTTGGAGTGAGAAAACGGTGAGGGAAGATCATGACGAGAAATGAGATCGAACAAGGAATTGAAAAAATGGTTCAGTCGTCTAAAGTTGCGACTAAACTACAGACAGCAGGTTTACCGTTTCCGAGTAAACCTGCCTACACAGAGAGCAGAATAAACATATTTGATGAGTGGGAAACACTCAAAAAAACATATGGTGGTATTGGAAATATACCATTTGATGACTTAGGCAATTACCTTGACAAATGGACAGCGTTAGTAAGTTATGCTCGCTGGACGGAGGCTATAGCAGATATTAAGCAGACATCCAGTAAGGAGATACGGGATACCGTTGAAAAACAGTTGTATACTCTTCAGGACGGTGGGCGGGAGCTACGTGCTGCCTCAGTACACACAGAACCAATTTATATCGAATGGGAGAACAAGTATATAGAGGACAATACATACTACATCTCAATAAAAGGGTTACGTGAAGCATATGAACACAGGGCTAATGCAATCAGCAGAGAGATAACCAGAAGGGCGTCAGAGGTAGACAACACAAGAAGAAGCTACAACCGTGGCGGGGCGTGAGGAGGTATCAACATGACATTCAAAACAAAATGCTACTACTGCACTAAGTATATAAATACTCCTTTTAAGGTTAAAGGGTTTAAGAAATATAAGGTATCCTCCTGTAACCAGTGTATACCCGTAGATAGTGCTTTACGGAATAGGACAGACGAGATGCCACTTACAGAGTACAAATAGAAGAACTAAACGTTTTGAGGGGGGATTTAATGGCTAAGGAAAAAATGGACGAAATGCACTTATTACTTGCTGGATTGAAGAAGACATTTGGAGACGACAGTGTTTGTTTCTTAGGTGAGAACGAAAAACTGTCACAAGTTGAAACGAGATCTTCTGGATCATTGGCACTTGATATCGCTCTTGGCGGTGGATGGGGCAAGGGTAGGGTAGCTTCCTTATCAGGCATAGAGAGGTCAGGGAAAACCAGCTTACTGTGCCTAACTATAGCAGAAGCACAAGTCAAAGAACCAGATAAATTATGTGCTGTAATAGATCTGGAAAATACGTTTAACCCAGAGTGGGCATCTACACTGGGAGTACAGCTTGATAGGTTAGTGTTTTCACAACCAGATAAGCCAGCAGAAGAAGTTTACGACATGATAGAAAACATGGTAAAGACTAATAAGTTTAGCGTTATTGGATTGGACAGCCTTGCAGGGCTTGTTCCAAAGGAAGAGTTTGAAAATGAAGATTGGGATAAAGAAAGCAGAGTAGGTGGGGCTTCTAAAATTAATTCAAGGGCTGTTAGAAAGCTAGTGAATACAGGATTGCTTACGAAGTCAGGTACCTCTTTAATTCTTATAAATCAGTTGCGGGATTTAATTGGTGGGTTTTCAAGATATGGTACTCCTACTACAACTACAGGCGGGAGGAGTCTCAAGCACTGTTACACTCATCATGTTGAAGTGTCAATAGGTGAGTTTTTTTCCGAAGGTACTGGTAATAACAAAGTATTTATAGGGCAACAGATTGTTGCTAAGGTAGCTAAGAATAAAATAGGTCCCCCGCTCAGGAAAGCTGTATTGAACCTATACTATAAAGAGGGGTTAGACCATGTAGCTGAGTTAGTGGCTGTTGCGAAAATGACTGATGTTCTCCATGGGGCGGGGGCGTGGCTTACTGCGATGGACCCGAGAACAGGTGAGTTATTAACATACGAAGGCAAAGAGATGAAATTTAATGGCAGAGAAAAGGCAATGGCAGCGATAAATGACGACATTGTAAACAATGGTGGCGGAATGTACACATTGTTAATGGACAAGGTATTAGAAATTATTAAGGCGGGCGGTAATGTATGTACTTTTTAATAGTAGTTTCACTTTCAATTATGGTAGTAAAGTTGTTATTAGATTATAGTCAGTTAAGGTTTTTTAAAAAGAAATTTAATGAGTTGGTTAGACGGGATAGGGAAAAGGCATTAAATATAATGTCCAAAGCCATCGCCAAGGAGATTGTAAAGACCGGGGGTGGTGGATATGGACGCTAGAAAGGCATCAAAAAAACAAGAGCAAAGAATATCTAAGAACATGACAAAATACGTAGAACCAGCATATGTACAGAAAGCCTCTGGAGCAATGTATAACAGAAAATCTGACGTTATCTCTAAAAGGTTCAGGATTGAAGCAAAAACAAAAGTCAAACCATCAAAATCTATAACTCTAAAAAAGGAATATTTTGAAAAGATTAATAGAGAGGCGTGGGAAACAGGTAGGATACCTGTTCTCACATTTTCGTTTGGCGACGGTCAAGATTACTATGTTTTAGATGAGCATGATTTCATGCGGATTGTGGGGGATTGGGTTGGGCAAGTCGAATAAAAGAGAGCCTGGCGTTATATACAGTGTATTTGAGTCTATGAAGTATCGCATGAGATACGTAGATAGTATATTTAACAGTCTAACGATAGGGGATATCGTGGTACTGTATTCAGAACACTACAAACACGAACGTATGAGGGTTATTCAAAAAACAAGTCGCTTAATTATCTTAGAGAAAGTAACACAGCGTCAGGTGAAGACAGCAGTCAGTAAAGCGGATTATTTCTGCGGGGCTTGTAAATTTGAACTTGTTAATGACGGGAAAGTTGAATGGTTTGAGAGGTGGATGGATAGTGCTGAAGGTTAAAAATCTTGAAGATTCCTTAAGTGAGAGTTTCATAGAAAATATATTATGGAGTTACATATACGTACCTCAAAATATATTCGAAATTGAAGGATCTACAGAGAATATATGGTTCGGAGGGTATCTTGTTGGCTACGAGATTTCGAAGATATTCCATGACTTTAAGGACAAAAGAGATACTGAAGAGTGTGCTATATCTTACAATCTCGTTCTTTCTGACGGTGCTGGATTTCCTTTATCTGAGCAGAGCGAGATATTTACCGTAACAGAGAACGAGTTTATAGGAATGCTAACTGAACATATTATGGACGGTGTTGAAGATGCTACATATAACGGAGCATGGGGAGGAGAGGGTCAGGAAACGTTGCGGAGTACCTAAAAAAGCAGTGAGAAAACTGGTAACCAGAGCCTTTGAATACGGACTTACTCACAGCGAAACAACAGGAAAACTAAACAAATATATTACGTCTTTATACTTTAAGAATACAAATGCAGATAATATACGCATTTATGGGGATAAGGTATTTATTTTTAGCGGTACTACCTTAATAACGGTACTTAATCTACCAAATATTTATAAAAATTTAGCAAAATCATGCTTAGAAAGGCGGGTGAAGGGTTATGGACTTTAATAAACTAACAGATCAGCTTTTGGAAATTGAAATTGATAACTTTCTGGACAGTATACACTGTAAATACACAAAAGGAAGACTATACATAAACAACGCACTACAAATTACAGTGAAAAATATTCATGAGTTATCCTATCTTGAATCTCTATACCAGAAGATCAACAAAGAATCTTGGAAAAGGACTGAAAGATGTATACGGTACGCCATAGCATCTTCCGATTGGGCGGGGATGAAGAACAGAGAATTTTTACACAAAGCCACAATGCGGTTACGTAAGATACTAATTGAGAAAAACATAGGGGTGTAGCACTATGGATGATAATTACTCTCTGTATATCATGGAGAACATTGAAAGAGCAAAGACGGACACGGACTACCTAGGGGAGCTATTAGAACACAATAAAAATTTGATTTGGCACTCTATACACAAGTATGTACGAATATCTCAGAACTCTTTAAGTGCATGTGGGATGACCTATGACGATGTTTACCAAGTAGGCTGTATTGGATTTATGAAAGCAATAAGAGCCTTTGACACACAGAGAGGTAATAAATTCTCATCTCTTGCTACTATAACAATAGCCCGTGAGGTAAGGCATTTCATGCGAAGTAATTTTAGTGTGATCAACATATCTAGAGGGGCACAACAACTACTCGCAGAGATTAGGGATATCGAGTCAGCTACTGGGTATATTCCTTCAGCAAGTACCCTTGCTGAATTGCTAAACGTGAGTGAGAAACGTATTAATCAAGTCTTAAAGGTTGGTAATTTCGTTAAGAGTCTGGAAGAGACTAATTCATATGACATGGGGTACTCAGAGTATGTGGGGAGTGATGAACGTGTGGAGTTAAGGGTAGAAGATAAAATATACATCGATAGACTGATTGAAAGTGTTAAGGACAAGCTTAGTGACTTAGAAATGAAAGTCTTAAAACTGCAACTGTCAGGAAACAACCAATCAGATACTGCAAAGGATTTAGGTGTTTCCAATATGATGGTTAGTAGAATTGTTCATAAGATCAGAGATGTGTTGAAAGACACTGAATTTTTTAAAGGAGGTAATGAAGAATGAACACTCAAGAAATCATTGAAATGGTTGTTCAAATTTTGATTGTTCCGATTCTGGGGGCAGTGGCTACGTTTGTAGTTGCTTATCTGAGAGCAAAAGCTGAATTGGTCAAGGACACCATTAATAACGAGATTGTTGACAAATACATCTATATGGCAGAAAGCATTGTTACAACTGCTGTTTTGCAGGTGAATCAGGTATTTGTTGATGAGCTTAAGAAGAGCGGGAAGTTTGACAAAGAGAGACAGCAGGAAGCATTTGAAAAATGTAAGTCAATTGTAATTGGGTTATTAAACGATAATGCGAAGACAGTGCTTGAGTATGTATATGGAGATTT